TCAAAATCTTTAAAACGTGCGAACTCTTCCGCCTTGCCGAAGCTGTCGACAAGATCAATAGTTTGCGCGTATTTTTCGAAGAAGTTGGCGCGTTGATCCAGATCTAAAAAACTACAAGCCGTATGCAATTGATTGACGGCTTGCGCTAATGATTCAACGCGTGAATCGGCAACGCCATTTTTTAGAAGTTCTTTTTTAAAGTCGTTGTACATTTTAGACATAACGTTTTTCCTTAGTTGGTTAATAATAATTAATTGTATCATATGATTATAATGAATAAAAGTTTTTTATGATTTATTTTAATATAAATATTAAACCCTGCCGGCAGCTGCCGGCAGGCGCGCCCAGGTCTAAATGTTTTTAAGATTTAATTTTTGATTTTTTTCCAGGGGCTTATTTAATTCCTGGTGGTCAATGTTACTATTGTTATTCCAATTGTTGTCATTGCCCCCGACTCCCGACCCGATTGTTCCGAACCCCGAACCCGAATTCCCGACCCGATCCCGACCCGATGTCATTGCTTCGATCAGACCCGACCAACCTTCCCCTGACCACGCACAGGGGACAACGGTTCCCGAACCTGTGGTAGCCAGACCATGCTCCTTTAACTCCCTTCCATACCTTCCCTCAAACAAATATAGGTGGGGGGATAAGAGGGGGGTTACCAAGTAAAAGCTAACGCCTCCAGAACGGTAATAGGCGTAATTCCAACCCACTTGATGGGAACTAATAGCAATTCGGTTAGTTTTTGTTACCTTTAGTTCGACCCAGAAAGAAAAGCCATCAGCACATATATGTACGTCTGGAATACCTCCGCCGTAACGATTTTCTATTCTAGTCGTGTTCCAATGTTTCGGCAGATTTTCCTTCAATCTGTTCCACATTAGACTCTCTGGTTGTTGAGTCATTGACTTCTGTATACTCCGCATCTACAAAAACTTGAGGATGATTTTTTCTTAATTCTTTCAGACGATTTTCTATCTCATCTCTGCTCATATTTTCAATGGCATGATAATGATTTGTTTCTCTTCTATCAATTGTTAATCCGCCTAATGCAGACCTAATTCTTTCGGCATTGATACTAGCAGAATATTGACCATTTTCTTCTGCAGATTTTGATAACTCAGAAAATCGTTTCAATTGACCTAAAAGAGTAACACCATATTTCTTTTCTCTCTCTTCTCTTAATTCTGTAATGTATTCTGTAATATGAGGAAACATTTTAGGATTTAACAATTTACTTGCTTGTATTCTAGCAATTCCATTTGTGTCAGAGTAACCTGCCTTACGGACACATTCTGCATTAGAATATGTTCCTTCCACATAATATCTAGCAAACTCTTTTTGACGATTAGTTAGTTTACGATTATGTTCTTCTTCAATCTCTAATGCTTTTTTATCTAACTTACTCATAGTCTTATATATACTAGCAAAAACAATAAAAGAAAAATAAAAAGTTAAAATTGTTTTTCACGTCGAACTATAAAGTGGTACGAAACACCCAATATTGGGACGAACTGTAACGAGTAGTGTAACGAACTCATCCATTGTCAATGTACCATGAGCAATGGTTACAGAACATTGCAAACTCACTCGTTGCACTTTTACACTTTTTCTCTCCCATATTTTCATTTTCAAACACAAAAATATATTTGAGCCGTATATATAAAGCGCAAAAAGTTCTTTGTACCACTTGATATTAATAATGCTTGCACCCATATATACTATGTGATACATTTAACTTAGAAAGGGAGAACTTTAAAATGGAAGATTATATTAAACACACTATCTGGGGGGAGGCAGACACTATCCTTCCCATCGCACAAGGCATTCATTTGGTAACGACCCCATCGCATGGCGGTTACGTTTTATCAAAGGATCGCATCGAAGTCTTAAAATTTATGTTTCCGTGTGCCAAACCTTATAAGGGTGATGATCGTTATTGGGAAGAGGATTGTGATTGGGTGTATGTGGCAATGGCTTTTCCACAACACTTTGATGATGACCTTGTACAATTGGCAACGAAACAATATCAAATTAACATAGATAAGGGAGAAAAATAATGAGTAGAATGAGCGACTTAGTAATCGAGCATGAAGAACTAGTAGGCGAGGCTTTAAGTCAAGGCTTGCATACAAAAGATGAGATCGTAGCATATCTAATAGGAAGGCTAACCTATGTAGATGAAAATTATGTGGCGGAACTATTAAAAACATTAGAGGAAGGAGAAAGATATGAGTAGCGCACAAATAGAGAAGTTAAAAATACTAGCCATATTTATTAAATATAAAACTGTAAGTGAAAAAAAAGCATTTTTAGATGGGTATAAAACTTGTTTAGAAAATGAAAAAAGAAAATTAGAAGAAGAGAAAAGAGTAACTAAAGAGAGATGGAAGGAGAAAGCAAATGGTTAAGAAATATTATTTGCTTGATTTAAATGCGTTGGTTGTAAGCGAAGAAGCTATGACCACCATTAATAAAATGAATAATGAAGACACAAAAACATTTTTAAAAAAATTAGTAGATCGTGATCATATAGAAATTGTCAATGTGCAAGAGGCAGATGATGACGATTTTGTAGACGACCAAACATCTATGATTGATAACTATTTAAAGGAGAAAGTAAATGCCTAAAGCACCTAAAATAAGTAAAGAAACATTAGCATTAGTAAATAAAGTCAGAGAAGTAAATAATACTCTTATGGATGGAGGAATATCGTGTTTACGTTTCTCTGAAGTGGAAGAGATGATGGATGCTTTAACTGACGTTGTAAAATTCTTTGATCTTAAACATAAAGGAGGTATCAGCGATTGGGGAGAAAATGAAGGTAAGTATGTGGAACACTATTATAGCGATTATGTAGCACCTACTGACCCAGAAGCATATGATCCTAAAAAAAATAAGGAGAATGATGATGAGTAGTAGAGATATAAACACCATACCAACCACAGATAGGCACATAGTAAGCTACACAATCCAAGTAGAGTGGTCAGACAATCCTAAACCCGTAATACTTAATCATGATATGCCTAACCATGTAGCCAATGCCATTGATGAATGGTTTGGAGAAATAGAACATGAGGAGAATGCATCATGAACATATTTGTATTAGACGAATGTCCTATACGTTCGGCACATATGCAATGTGATAAGCACGTTGTCAAAATGCCATTGGAAACGGCACAGATGTTATGTTCAGTATTTCATAGGCATGGACAAGGACACTTAGTACCTTACAAAGAAGTACATAAAAACCACCCCTGCACTTTATGGGCGGGGGATAGTGCTGATAATTTTAGTTGGCTACTACAACATGGTATGGAGTTATGTTTTGAGTACACTAGGAGATATAACAAGATACATAAATCTCAGCAGGTTATTATGGATTTAAGAGAAACCGATTGGGGTACATTGCAATATAAACCTATGGAAATGACACCGCACCCACAAGCTATGCCAGATGTATATAAGTCTACTAAGCTACGTATTCATAACAATACTGTAAGGGCATATAGACAATATTATGTCAACGATAAGAAAGATATAGCCAAGTGGGAGAGAGGCAGACCTATGCCAGATTGGTACACTAACAAAATATATAAGATGGAGAATGTATAATGAAAACGGATAAATATTATATAGATGCTTCTAGTTTTTTAGAAGTAACGGGAGAACTTGCAGATTTTATGATGCAAGAAAAATTAGGTGAAAAGTATTATGAAGAGTGCATCTATCAAGATGAAGATGATGTGTATAATTTTACGGATAAAGGACAAGAGATATTCAATAATTATATTGATCATATGACAAGAATACTTGGTGAAGCAAATATAGTACATGAAGATCAACTGCAAGAAGGAGAATCATGATGAGTAATAAGCATTTAAAGAAATTTATAGAATCCAGACTGTTTGTTAGTCCTTACGGTCACACACCGAAAGCTATATGCGAAAACCAAGAAAGAGCTGATCAATTATTTTATGAGCTTGGTACTCTTTTAGCTCACGAAATATTATGGGAGGATGGAGAATGCTCCGCAACGAGAGTACGACAAAAAGAAAAAATGTATAACAATGTTATTAAAGAACTTTTACAGAACGGATGGATTATAAGAGGAAAAGCTCTTAACACGGATGCTTTTTCTCATTTAAAGGAGAATGCAAATGACTAAAGAAGAATTAGAAAGTTTATGTGTGCATGATCTTACTTTTGAAACTGAAGATAAGAATGGAAAGATAAGGTTTTGGAGAACGACATATAATTTTGACCATTCGTTTATATGTGATCAAATCGAGGAAGATGATGTGGAAGAAATAGAAGATTGGAAGGAGGTAAAGATATGATGTATGAGTCGCAAACCAGAGTATTAATCATTTGTGAGGAAAGCATTGGCGATTATTTCTGGTACACCTATTCTTGGATGATATACAAACCAAAGAATGGATGGATGACAAGTGATGAAGGTCGTGAGGAGATGCTTAGAGAAATCTATGCTGAGGATCATAAGATAGAGTACGAGGAGAATGGCAGACCTATTTCCGTAGACGGAGAATGGAAAGCTAAGATCCATCATGTTAAAATAATTAATCCGATAAACTTCGGAGCATTAGTAGAGGAAGGAATATTATACCAATGAACAGTAACGAAATAAAAGAATTAAGAAAAAAATATTTTAGTAGCCAACAATCTTTAGCAGATGTATGCGGATTTGGAAGAGCAAGTGTCCAACGATGGGAGGCGGGTACAAAGCAACCTTTAAAGAGCCACCTCATATTATTGGAACTCTATCGGGATATACCTGCCGTCAGAGAATATTTAACTAAGGAGAGGGAGATTTATACTGATGGAAATCTACTGTGGAACTTATACAAAAATACAGATAAGGGATGGCAAATAGATGGATCATATTCTTCTAAAAAAGAAGCAGAATATTATTTAGAAGAGTGGCAAGAAGAATTTCCTAATTGCAAATTTAAAATTGAGGAGAATAAAGATGTCTAAAACAGTAAAATATGAAAGTTTTGACGGATTTGATGGAGAAGTAATGCAAGAACATTTTCATAAATTTATCTATGAGTTATCGTGCAGACTCGCCGATGACCCAGATTATGAAGAACTATATCCTAAACTGCAAGAGTTACAGAACATGGTCGGATGGGTAGTACCAGAGGCATGGGAGTCTAGATTAGGTGAAGCATTTATGGAGGAGAAAAATGAGTAAAGATATAACTATGGAATGTGATTATTGTAATCATGTAGAACATTATGAAGATGAGTGTTCATTTTTTCAAGGTGAAATGTGGGGATTACCAGACGACTCTGTCATGTGTAATGCTTGTTTAGAAAAGGAGAAAGTAGAATGAAAAGCGCAAGTCAAGAATTAGTTAAGTCAGCACTCAGCGATGGATGGAAGTTTGAGATCCTTGCTGAGGGGTATGATCTATGCAAAGATAGTACAGACTATGCCACAATTATCGAACATATAGAAAGTGTGGATTGTGTAGTAGAGGTGCATATACAAAAAGAAGGCGAGAAAGATGATTGGTGTAATATACTTGTAGGTGAGGTCGATCCTGATGAGGAGATTGTAGATTGCTATGTAAATGGCTACATCGACAAGTGGTGCGCTAAAACCGATTTTGGTCAGAAC